CATAGAGAATGTTCGTTTAGTTAAAATGATTTGTGGTGACTCATCAGATAACATAGCAGGAATAAGAGGAATGGGACTTAAAAGATTATTGTCTTTAGTTCCTGAACTAAAAAATCAACCAATTACAGTTGATCAGGTTAAAGATAGATGTAACCTATTATTTGAACAAGACAAACATAATAAGTTAATTGCTAATTTATTAACAGGTGTAACAAAACATGGTGTTCTTGGTGAGGAATTCTTCGACGTAAACAATAGGATTGTAAGTTTGGATGAACCGTTTTTAACTGACGAAGCAAAAGAGGTTATTAACCTATTAATAAATGAACCATTAGACCAAGAAGGTAGATCATACAAAAACGCAATGAAGATGATGCAAGAGGACGGGCTCTTCAACGTCCTACCAAAATCAGAAGACGCTTGGATAAATTTTTTAAACCCTTTTCTAAGATTAACAAGAAAAGAAAAAAATATTAACAACAATATAAAAAAAACAATTAAAGTAAGACCCTATGAGTAGAGATTACCAAAACCAAGACAACATAACAAAATTTGAATTTTTGTTGTCATTAGAAGGACATATCGTATGTCAAAGATTTTTTAACGTTAGAGATCATATTGATCAAGCTAGACGTTCAATGGATCTTCACTATTATGTAAAAAATATTTGTGAGGATTTCATGGAAGATTTGAAAATAAAAAGTTCCAACTATCTATGTGAGAATCAAAACTATATCCTCAATACAGAGGTTGTGGATGAGACGGCAACTTCAGAAAAAGAACATTTTTTATTGGAAATTAAGTTGGGCGAGGATGTATTTATTCAAAGACTATTCCCCGCATATCTTTACCATCCAAAGGCTAGATACACGGTGGATATCCGTCCAAGATTGAAGAGAATTTTGTCAGATTTGACAGACATTTTGTCTTCGGAAGAATTGGAGACAAGTTATTTAGGATACGAATTATAAGAAAAAACAATATATAATAAACACTATGGAAGAAAGGAATTTTGGGTATTTGGGGTTTTCGTTTCAACAATCCCTTATCAAAGCAATTATTGAAGATAAGAAGTACGGAGAAACAATTATTGATGTATTAGAGAGTAAGTTTTTTGATAATAACTCATTTAGATTTATTATGGAAAACACAAAGGAGTTGTATAAAAATTACAACAAAATCCCTGATTACAATACATTAGCACAGAAAATCATGGCTGAAGGTGGAAACAAAGATTCCTCTAAAATTCATGTGGATACGTTAGAAGCAATTAAGAATAATGAATCTCAAATCGAATATGTAAAAGATACAGCACTTAATTTCTGTAAACAACAAAACTTGAAAAGAGAGTTAAAGAGTGTACAGAGTATTATTGAAAGTGGTGAATTTGAGGCTTACAATAAGATTGAGGAAATTATCCAAAAAGCATTACAAGTTGGTATTTCCAACGATGAAGCAACAGATGTATTCCATGATATTGATGGGGCGTTAGAAAAGGACTTTAGACACCCATTACCGACAGGTATTGTGGGAATCGACAACTTACTTAAGGGTGGGTTAGGGATCGGAGAATTGGGGGTTGTATTAGCACCTACGGGTACTGGTAAGACTACCTTACTTACTAAGTTTGCGAATACCGCATATAACTTAGGTTATAACGTTGTTCAGATTTTCTTTGAAGACAATCCGGGTAATATTAAAAGAAAACACTATACGATTTGGACTGAAATTGCACCTGACTCTCAACCTGAATTTAAGGAAGAAGTTAAGGCTAAAGTTGAAGAGGCTCAGGCTAAATCTAAGGGTAGTTTGAAGTTATTAAAATTAGCTAGTGATAATGTAACCGTTTCTGAGATTAAAAATAAAATCAGAAAGATGAATTCGGAGGGAGGTAAAAAAGTTGACTTATTAGTATTAGATTATGTTGATTGTGTATCAACTGATAAATCAACAAATGGTGAAGAATGGAAAGGTGAAGGATCAGTTATGAGAAGTTTAGAGTCTATGACATCTGAATTTGAAATGGCAATATGGACTGCAACACAAGGTAATCGTGAATCAATTTCATCAGAAGTTGTAACGGGCGACCAAATGGGTGGTTCTATTAAGAAAGCACAAATTGCTCACGTTATATTATCTATTGGTAAAACATTAGAACAAAAAGAACATAATTTGGCAACACTTACGTTATTAAAATCACGTATTGGTAGAGATGGTGTTGTTTTCCAAAACTGTAAATTCAATAACGAGTTCCTCCTTATTGATACAGAGTCTCAAAATACGTTGTTGGGACATGAAGAGCAAAAAGTCCAAATAAATGCTAACAGGGCAGCAGAAGCGTTTAAGAGACGACAACAGGTAGCAACTAAACAATAAACACAAAATAAAGTAAAAAGAACAAATGCAGAAAGGTAAAAAATTTCTGAGTGACTTGAAGTTACACTCAGATTATTTCAAATGGTTAGAAGATAAACAGAGATATGAAACATGGGAAGATGCATGTGAAAATATTATCGACGGACACAGAAAAAAATATGTTCAGTATGCTGACGCAATTGAACCATATTTACAATCTGCCGTTGAGAGTATGAAAGATCAGGCGGTATTGGCATCACAAAGAAACTTGCAATACAGACATGAACAAATCATGAAACATAATACGAGAATGTTTAACTGTACATCAGGACACATTGCACGTAATAGAGTATTCCAAGAGATTTTCTATTTGGCATTATCTGGTTGTGGATTTGGTGGTGGATTGCTAATCCCTTTTGTAAACAACTTAAGTAAAATTCAAAAGAGAACATTAGGAACTAAAACATTCTACATTGAAGATTCAATTGAAGGATGGGCAAACGCATTAGGTGTGTTATTATCGTCTTATTTTGTGGACGATCAACCATTCCCTGAATATGCGGGATATGAAGTTAAATTAGATTATTCTTTAATTCGTGAGAAAGGTGCATTCATCAGCGGTGGTTTCAAAGCACCTGGCGCCGATGGATTAAAACAATCATTAGAAAAGATTGAAACATTAATTGAAAAATGGATTACAACTGAAGGAGATAAAATTCGTCCAATTCTAGCATTTGATATTATTTGTCATTCAGCAGATGCGGTATTATCAGGTGGTGTTAGACGTTCAGCGTTGAATATGATTGTTGACCCTAACGACGATGAAATGATCCACGCTAAGACTGGTAATTGGAGAATGGAAAACCCACAAAGAGGTCGTAGTAATAACTCAGTTTTATTATTGAGAAGTGAAGTTAAAAAAGAACAATTCAATTACTTAGTTCAATTAAACGACGGAGCAAATGATATCGGGTTTGTATTTGCAAATAGTTGGTTTGATATGTTCAACCCATGTTTTGAGATTTTAAAAATCCCTGTATTAGATACAATTGATTTTGGTAAAATCAAATATGATGAAGTTGAACAATACGTTAAAGATAACAAATCTAAATTTGGTATCCAAGGTTGTAACTTAACTGAGATTAACGCGGAGAAGGCCACAACTAAAGAGAAATTTTTAAAAGCTTGTAGAGATGCGTCTTTCTTAGGTACATTACAAGCGGGTTATACTGATTTCCCTTATTTAGGTGAAACAAGTAAGGCAATCTTTGAAAGAGAGGCTTTATTAGGTGTTAGTATTACAGGTTGGATGAACAATCCTAAATTATTTAATGCTGAATTATTAGAAGAAGGTGCACAAGCTGTAAAAGATGCCAATAAAGAATTAGCGGCAGTAATTGGTATTAATCAAGCGGCAAGAACTACATGTGTAAAACCATCAGGTAACGCATCGGTAGTATTAGGAACTGCATCAGGTATTCACCCTGAACATTCTGAAAAGTATTTCCGTATTATGCAGTTGAACAAAGAAAGTAATACCGCAAAATGGTTAGAAGAAAATATGGAGTTCTTATTAGAAGAAAGTGTATGGTCTTCAACTAAATCAGATTATGTTGTGTTTGTTCCTGTTGAAAATCCAAAAGTTGGTTTATTCAAAAAAGATATGAAAGGAATTAAACACCTTGAATTGATTAAGTTGGTTCAACAACATTGGGTAAATGCCGGAACTAATCCTGAGTTATGTGCTTACATGCCGGTTAATCACAACACATCTTGTACGGTTATTATTGATGATAAAGATGCTATTGTTGATTACATTTGGGAACAAAGAGATTTCTTCACGGCGGTTAGTTTCATGTCAGACTACGGAGATAAAGATTTCAACCAAGCACCATTTACATCAGTATTAAATCTTGATGAAATTGTTGAAACATATGGTAAAGGTTCAATCTTAGCGTCAGGTTTAATTATTGACGGATTACATTATTTCCAAAATAATTTATGGTTAGCAACTGATACTTTATTAGACGTGTCAATTCAAGTTACGGGAACAAGAGAACAAGTATTGTTAAAGAAATATTGGTTGTCAAGAGCGAAGAAATTTGCTAAGAATTACTTTAAAGGTGATTTGAAGAAGATGGTTTATTGTTTAAAAGACGTTCACTTATTCTATAAGTGGGAAACCATTACTCGTCAATTTAAAGAAGTTGATTTTGGTACTATTTTGGATAAACCACAATACAAGAGTATTTCCGATTATGCGGCTCAGGCTTGTAGTGGAGCACAATGTGATGTGACAAGTATCTAATGAAATTAGAGGAAGGAGTAGATTATTACATAGATGAGAAGTCGGGGCTTATGGTCCTGACTTCTTTCTTTTTACAGAAGAGAGGGTATTGCTGTTCCAATGGATGTGCAAATTGTCCATATGACCCTCCACATATAATAAAAGGAAATTCAAAATTAAAAGAGGATACATAACCATTTTAGGTTTATCTATATTTATTGAATATGGCAGTAACGTACGGTATTGATTATCCATTTAGAGATAGCCCCAAAGGAGACTATCTTAATATGACTGAAATCCCTGAAAAGGAGGTAAGAGCTAATCTTATACACCTTATTTTAACAAGAAAAGGTAGTAGATATTACTTACCTGATTTTGGGACAAGAATATATCAATATATTTTTGATCAAAATGATGCGATTACTTATAATTTAATTGAAGAAGAAATCAGAGAAGGGGTTAAAAAATTTATACCAAACTTAGATATTACAAATATATCTATAACATCTGCGGAAGACGACCCAAATCGACAAAGAAGCGTTGCACAAGATGAGGATGAAAGATTATTTAGAGTTTCTGATGAATCAACAAAACCATATACGGCGGTAGTTAAAATAGAATATACAGTTAATAACGGGTCATTTTCAACTTCCGACTTTATAATTTTAAACATATAAGATGAGTAAACAGATATCATACGCAACAAGAGATTTTCAGGGATTAAGAAATGAATTAGTAACATTAACTAAAAATTA